GTGAACAAAGAAAAGGCACAATTACTAATGCCTGCATAAGATATTTTATTGCTCTATCTAAGGCGGTATAAGCGGATTTGCTTGTATCGCCTTTATTCATTACTATCAAAAGCACAAAAAGCCTTCTATGCAAAAAATAAATATGCAAATTCCCAGTTAAATATATTTGTTGATTAAATATTTTTAGTATCTTTGCGCCAAAAGTAGTAAAGATATGAACATCGAAGAAATTCTCAAAAAAGCTGATACTATCAGCCAAAAAATAGAAGAGCTACGCCGAAGAACTATCAAGGTCCCTTCGTGGAGTTACCTTTTGAGCCTTTATGAGCCAGAGAGTCATAAGGTAATGACAGACACCGTAAATCTTCGAGATAAAGATAATGGTGAAAAATCGTCTCGTATTGCAGTTGCTCTTGAAAAGCTGCTTACGAAAAGAATAACAGAATTTACCTTCTCTATACCTGTTAAGAGAAAGTACAACACCCCTGATAATGACATTCAGAGGGAAATCCAAAAAGCGTTAGAAAGAATCTACGATTGTGCTCATATTGACAATATGAACTACAAGCGTGGACTAGCATATTACGCAAGCTGCGAAATCTTCTCTATTTGGTATTCTGTCAAGAAGCCAAACTCTCAATATGGCTTTGAGTCAAACTACAAATTGAAGTGCAAAACCTTCTCCCCTATGGACGGAGTAAGAATGTACCCTATCATTGATGAGTATGATGATATGCAAGCTATGTCGTTTGAATACGATAAGATTGTGTCAGATAAAGAGACAATAACATTCTTTGAGACCTTCACTGAAAACTATCATTACATTTGGAAGAAAAGCAATCTCGGAGAAATGTGGGAGGAAGTAACTGCACAGGTTGATGAGGATGGGAACACTAAGAGTGGCGAGGAAATCATCATTCATAAGATTCCTGGAGCATACCTGCATCGTCCTCATGCTATCTACGAGGGGCTTGATAATATCCGAAGTGAGTTCGAGTACAATATCAGCCGCAATAGTAATGTGATTGCATATAATGCTGCACCTATCGCAAAAGTCAAGGGAGGTATAATCGGAGAGGAGAAGAAGGGGCAAGGCTTCCGTATCTGGAGAGTTGAGAATGATGGTGATATATCTTACGTATCTTGGGACCAATCACAAGAAGCGGTCAGCGGTCAAAACAAAACCCTTCTCAACTTATACTGGATGCTTTCGCAAATGCCGGATATTAGTTTTGAGAATATGAAATCTCTTGGCAATATTGGCTACGATGCGAGACAGACTTTGCTCACCGATGCACATCTGAAGGTTCGTATGGAGTCTGGAGCTTTCAAGGAGTTCTTTGAACGAGAGTTTAATGTAATCAAGGCATTCTTGAAGGTAATGAATCCAAAATGGGAAAAAGAGATAGATAACGTCACCTGCGAACACGTCATCACTCCTTACATACCTAAGGATGAGAGCTATGACATCACCATCAGACAAAAGGCAAATGGTGGAAAGCCAGTAGAAAGTCAGCTCGAATCCATCATTAAGCTTGGACAGTCGCAAGACCCTCAGCGGACAATGGAGGATATTCAGAAGGATGAACTTAAAGCGGCAGCAGTACAGCAGTCTGCTTTTGCAATGAGCGAACAAACAATATAAACACAATAAACTGTACAAGTAATGAAGAAGAAAATTGCAATATGGCTATTTAAGTTAGCTAGAAGACTCTATCCTATCAGTGTAACAGTTTTCGAACAGAAAGAAATTCTAGAGCCAAAGGTATGCGCTAAGGCTTATAGCATTGACAAGAATTACATTCGCCATTACAAGCGAGACCATCACATCAAGTCTATGAGAGAAGCCCTTCGTGAGATAACAAAGGAAACCATCGTACAGGCAAAGAAAGATGTACTCAACACTATCGAATCCAAGATTATGAAGCAGAGAGTATATCAGAAGGATGGTAAGACGATTGTAGAGGTAAAAGTTAATTGTTATGTCTCCAAAGAGGAAGGATAAACCTATTCCAAAAGAACCTCAGTTCTGCAATTTATGTGCCCACGTTACCAATCCACGTAATCTTAGTGTTACAGGAGAGCCAACGTTGGGCACTTGTCCTTATGAGGAGACAGCTATCCTCTATCAAAGGGAATGTGTAAACGAGCATTATAAGCCGAAATAAATGAGACCAAAAATTCCCAATCAAAAGAAAGCATACGAAGCCCTGAACAGACGCTTAGTTAATTACGTAGCACAAGTTCAGAGTATTTATGATAGAATTGCCAGCCAAGTAGCTACGGCTATAGATGGTGTTAGTTATGATGGTTCTACGGAGTTCTTGTTTGCGGACTACCCAGAATTAAAACAAACCATCAATGGCATTATGACTAGTTATGCTGCACAGATGAATAACCTCATCTATGCAGGAACCACCAAGGAGTGGAAAGAAAGCAACATCATGCAGGACCTACTTGCAAGAAAGGTGCTTCGTGCTTATGATTTTGAGAAGGGCGGTGATAAGTACAATAGGTATTTCCAACCTAATTCAGATGCCTTGAAGGCTTTCCAAGATAGAGCGGACAATGGGCTAAAACTCTCTCAGAAGATATGGTATCAGTCGCAAGCCTTGAAAAAGGAGCTAGAACATACCATATCAACCGCAGTAGAAAGAGGGCAATCAGCTGTTGTTCTCAGTAAGCAAATCAGTAAGTATTTGACCGACTACCCATCATTAAAGGCTGACTATACTGAAAAGTTCGGGAAAGCATCCACCTGTAGTAATTGCCAGTATGCTTCCATACGTTTGGCAAGAACTGAGATAAACATGGCTTACCGAAAGGCAGAGCAGACGCGTTGGCAACAATTCGACTTCATCCTAGGTTATGAGGTGAAGTTGAGTAAACGCCATCCTGCACCAGACATCTGTGATGATTTGTTGGGAATATATCCAAAAGATTTTGTGTTCTTAGGTTGGCATCCTAACTGCATGTGCTATGTTGTGCCTATAGTGATGAGTGATGAAGAGTACTATGGTTCTCCTTCCATTCGTAAGTCAGCTATGATTACTCGTACACCGAAGAACTTCAATGATTGGGTACGCAATAACCGTAGTCGAATCGGGAAAGCTGAAACACTTCCATACTTCTTGAATGATAACAGAAAATATTGGCATCTATCCATCGAGGACGCGGCTAAGTATCGCCATGCAGACAGAGATGAAAAAGCCATAAAGCTTGCTTGGAAGAATAGAGACCTACTCAAATACAATATAGATGTAGATAATTCAGATATAGCTTCATTAAGACGAAATGCCAAAGCCTATGATGTTGACATATCAAGCTTTGAAAAATTCATAGCTACACATCAGTTTAAAGAGAACTTCGGAATGATGACTGATAGTGAACGTTCTGTGTTGTCAGATATGTTCGATAAGTATAATGATAAGGTTTTCCAAGCTGTTAAGTCTTTCAATAGGTCAAAGAAAAGTTATCTGTCTAAGTTTGATTATAGTTATGATTTCGGTGATTGGAGGGATAGTGTAACTAAAAAGTTTGCAAATATCACTCCTACACAATTCGAACCAGTGAGCAAGATAAAACCAAAGCTGAAGGCTACCTATGACGAAGCTCGTAAGGAACTGCACGACCTTCGCACAATTCCGTTGAAACCAAAGAAGCTCATAGAAGATTTCGATCCTTGGGAATTAGAGATTGCTTTAGACGACCAGGAAGCAGTAATGGCAGGAAAGAAGCTCATGCAAAATCTGTATGGACCAAACATTGATTACGTTGTTTCTTGGAGAAGAGTTATGTCGGCTTACAAATCAGAAGGCTGGGGTAAGGCTTATGAGGTCTTTCTTGATGAGTATCATAACGGATTGATGGAAGTAATGGAAGCGGCAACACATTTAAACGAATTGAGAACGGCAGATTTGAGTATTATTCCGACAAAATGGATTCCTCGCTTCAATGACTACATCAAGACTATAGAAACTGCAAGGATTGATGTCCGAGGTTATGAAAGAGTTTATCGTGAGATAGAGGGTGCGTACAACATCTACAAACTGGCTTCGGACAAAGATTTGATAGCGTATGGCTTAGAAAAGTTATCCTTCAACACTCCTCATACCATCGTGGAAGGCTTTAGAGGTATTGGGATGAGTCCTACTAAATGGCTAGGAAAGAAAGAGTTCTACGATAGCTTTGACAAGTTTGTTCCTTGTATCAGCCTCAGCGGAAACCAAGCCTATTATTGGGGCAAATATCAGCATGTTAGAATAGACTTCGATGGGCATAAGGGAAGATTCGCAAAATCGGAATGGTATCGCAAGGGGCTCCAATATCACGAATACGGACACACTAAAGCCGCATTGCAAGGTAATTGGGAAAATAGTAAAGACTTCAAAGACCTGTTCAAGAAATTTTATGATGATTATAATCAACCATCGAATTTCCATCAAGATAGCAGTGGGAAGACAAGATGGAATATTGAAGAAAAATATTGGGAGGTAAAATACAAGTATGGTGACCCAAAGAAGGATGTTGATGAGCTATTCGGAGCGATAACCGATACTCTTCAAGCTTTAAGCAAAGATAAGTCTAGGATAGATAGATTTGGGCACGATTGGGACTATTTTGCTAATAGCGAGTTCTCATGTATAACGGAGATTATAGCTCACCTAAGCGAAAATTATTGGTCTCACAATAAGTATTTCAAAATGGCATTACCAAGGCTTTTTAACGAAGCTATGGCTCTATACAAGAAGTTTTATAAGGCTAACTTACCAACCAAAAGATAGGTAGTAGAATTAAGGTTCTACTACCCATCCTACTTTGTTTTCTAAAGGTCCAACAGCTGATTCGTTATCTACGTAATAGAGTTTGAAATCTTGACCTGTCTTTAAAGCTTTTCGCACAGATGCCATGATCGTCGCTTTGCTTATGCCTTTATAATTGCAATCTCTAATTGCACTTAGCACGGCACACTTTTGACCGATGTAAATGTCTGTTCCTTTGTAGTAATTAACTACTTGTTCGTCTGTAAGTTCGTCCACGGACTTAACAGAACATTGTTTTAGATATTCCTGTATGTTCATGATGCAAAGATAGTAAAAGTTTTCTAAGTTACAACACTTCTGATTAAAAAGTATTCAAAAGTTAGCAAATACAAAATATCTAAGTATCTAAGTATCAATAAGTTAAACAAAGTTAGCAAAAAGTATCTTATGCTCAAAACGCTTGGTCAAAAGTAAAAAAATGACTACCTTTACACCATCAAAAATAAATAATAACAATTAAAAGAATAGGAGATAAGAGCAATGAAACAATTAGAAAATATTAAGGTTGGAGACAAGATTATTGTTCACTATGTATTTGAAGAACGTGTAGAAACGGTCAGCAAAGTAACCAAGACTCTCATTATTGTTGGCGATTGTCGATTTAATAAAAATAATGGGTTTACTCATGGAAGAAGAGGTTACAATTTTCCTTATATCGTTCGAGTAATGTAGAAGAGAAACATCTCCATATTTATACAAGTAATCATGACACAGCAAGAATTTGAGCAGCGAGTAGGAATGTCGGTCAATGCTACCGAATACGCTTCCATCGAGAATGTATATATGGCTAGTGACCTAGATAAGGATGCTTTCTGTACCCTTTGGAAGAAGATGAATTTCCAAAGAGTTGCAAGAGCAAGAGAAGAGCAAGCAACTAAGTTGAAGGAACAAAAGAAGAAGGAACAGATATTTCGTATATTGAACAATTCATGCAATATAAATGATTTATTTACGCTAGCTGATAACTTCTACAATAAAAGAGAAAAAGCTGTACTAGAAAGTATAGGAATCCACATGCAGGAAGAAAGAAATGGCATTCCATACTTTGTAAGCGTAGCATCAGTATTAGCTGATTTACACGAGTATTTGAATATCGCATAATAAGGTAATGGTAGGGTTAACCACCCTACCACAAAATGATAAGAGCAATGAATACTATAAAGACGTTTATTCCATCAGAGTCAGTTGACGCATTTAAAAAGTTTGCGGAGAAGACAAAGCGTAATGTTGAAGGTTTCGACTACACAATTAGTAACCCACGTAAAAAGTTATTCCGTCACGCAGAAGTAGAAGACGGTCATACTATCATTGGTAAGTATTGGCACGCCATCTGTGACCTCACCATCAATATGCCAGACGAAAGCAATTGGAGATTGCTGGCAACCTACAAGAATGGTGCGTTTATCCCTGCTGATACTACCAAGGAGTTGGTATTCAAGATTAAGGAGCATGGAGCCGATTACGGCAAATGCGACCTATGTGGACATTGGTGTAACAACGCATACGTAATCGAGAATACGCAAACTGGCGATGAACTGCAAGTAGGTTGCGAGTGCATAAAGAAGTTCGGATTGAAGTACATTGACTTCCTCTCAGACTTCACACGCAAACTTTATGAGACCTACGACCACACCATCAGATATGCCACCGATGATGACTACGGAGACCCTATTCCAATATGGGGTGGTCCTAAGGATAGCAGATATACGGATGCAATCTTGAAGAATGATATGATCGCCATGTGTAAAGCACAGTATGACAAATGCCCAGTTTACAGGAAAGGTTACTATGCAGATGGCTACTATCATCCATCAGAAACAATCGCTGAATTAGAAGGATTAAGATATTCTAAGAAGTTTATTGTTGACACCTCATACATTACTAAGGTCTGTGATTTTGCGCTCTCTAAAGAGCCTAAATCTCAATTCGAGGTTGAAATGCAGAAGGTGGCTAAAGATTACTACACTTTCTCAGAGCAATTCGTTTATGCTTTCTTCCTAGTGAAAAACTACGAGGATAGTTTGAAAGGTGGTATTGACGCTATCAAAAAAGGTATGCAAGTCAAGGTAGTTGGTAAAGTCATTCAACAGCGCACAGAGCAGTCTTATTACGGAGAAATGACCACAAACACCATCATCACTAAAAACGGAATAGTTTGCGAGAGGGTTGGCAAAATACCAATTGCCCAAAAAGATGGCGATAAGACTACTGGGTTCTACGCTATCGTGAAGGGTGTAATCAACGGAAAGGTTTGTCTCGATAGAGCAACCAAGAATCCAAAGAAGGGAATCGAAGTAATTGAGATTTAGTTATGAGCGCATTCAATATCAACACCTATTATGGCTGTGAAACTTGCGAAGCAGCTGACAAATATGGTAATGGTTGCAAGCATGGTCTGTTATTCCCTGTCCTGCTTGTAATGGCTAATTAAAGGGAATGCCCAAATTATAGATTTCAAAGAAAGGATTGAGATATGAAGATATACAAATTAATATGGTATCTCTACATGGAGGACCAACTTAAAGAAACCCTCATCACCGACAAGGATGTAGCAGAAGTACGCTATCAAGACCTCAAAAAGGCTCTTTATCGTGGATGCTGGTTATCCCTCTCAGAATTAGTAGAAAACGAAGACCACGTATTAGTGGAAGATGAAGGTCTTCATTATAGCGATATTTAAAAATTAGAGCAATGGAACAGAAGTTAATAGATTTGATTATCAGAATTGGACAAAACAAGGGTTGGACGGTAGATTTCGCTGCCCTTAACAACAAACATGTTGATGTATATTTCCAGCGTTATTCTCCTGCAGGTCAAGATTTCTACATGGCGATTGAAATCGTTGATAATGACCCGAAAGTGTTTTTGAAGAACCTTGCCAACTACTGCAAGGACTTCTACCCAGATGGTGAAGCCTTAAAATGGTGTGACGAATGGGGTTATGGAAAAAATGGGGCACCAAAACGTTTGAAGGATATTATTATTGATTTCGAGGAAATCGAAGAAGAAATCAAAGAGCTCCTAGAGGTGTTCAATCTACGAATAGAGGAACTAGAGAAAGCCGCCATCCGTAAGGTAAAAGTGCAAATAACTGAACACCTGCAAAAGGTGGTAGAGGTTGATGCCATCAGTGGCAGTGACGCTTGCGAGAAAGTCGAAGAAATGGTTAATGGATCAGAAATAGTCTTGGCTGCAGACGATTTCACAACAAGGAACATTGAGCCTTATGAAGATGAGTAAAACGGCACAAGTTATTCAGTATCTAAAGGATGGGGATTTGCGTTCTGCACTCTCCATCCTCAAAACATTTCGCTACGATTTCACTAGGGAAGAACGTAGAACCATACAGATAGCTTATGAGTCTATGACTGGCAAGGCTAAGTTCTATGAGAGCTTGGGTATCAACACCCAAATGGAGATACAGAAGGCTCAAAAGTTAGCAATCTTAAAACACCTAAGTATTTGAGTATCAATAAGTTAAACAAAGTTAGTAAAAAGTATTTTAAGCCTTAAACGCTTGGTCAAAAGTAAAAAAATGACTACCTTTACACCATCAAAAATAAATAATAACAATTTAAAAGATAAGAGCAATGAAACAGCAAAGAACAAAGAAAACATCAAGTAAGAAGTACATACTTACTGACGAAACCATCGAGTATTATGGTTTTACCCTTCACTGCATCCAAGCCATCATAGATTTCTCAGATGTCAAAGCAGGAGATTTCGGTGGATGGATTGAGAATGAAGATAATCTATCTCAATCAGGTAATGCATGGGTATATGACAATGCTAAAGTTTATAATAATGGTAAGGTTGAAGGCAATGCTAAGGTTTTTGGAAATGCTGAGATTCTAAGCAAAGCTAAAGTTTATGACAATGCTAAAGTCTATGGCAACGCTGAGGTCTTTTTCGGAGCTAGTGTTTATGGCAACGCTGAGGTCTATGGTAAAGCATGGGTTTTAGCTAGAGTTTTTGGTAATGCTAAAGTTTATGATAACGCTAAAATTATTTGCGATGCTCAGGTTGGCGGCTACGCTAAAGTCTACGGTAAAGCTAAAATCACTGATAAAGCAAGGGTTGGTGGCAACGCTGAGGTTGGTGGTAACTCAATTATTTGCTAATTTGCCGAGATACATCTTTCTCACCTACTCCACTAAAGGGTAGGTGATAACGAATATCCTAAAGAAGTTTCTTAAGAAAATGTACGCTTGAAAATAATTTCTCACTTTTTTTCGAGAATCTATTTGTTGATTAAATAATTTTATCTATCTTTGTAAAAAGTTACAAAAGAAATGAAGATTTATACATCATACTTTTCAAATGGAGCTAAGTTGGCAAAAGCAGGCGTTATGATGGTCGGCATAGCTCTCTACCCACCAAAATGGTTTACAGGATTGTCAAACAAGTACGTGTCACCATCATGGGACATTCTTCATAACTCCAAATCGGAAGAAGATTACGTACAACGTTTTAATTCTGAGATATTGGCTCATCGGGACCCAAAAGCATTTCTCTCCGCAATAGAGAAGATGGCAAACGGAAAAGATGTAGCTCTATGTTGCTTCGAAAAGCCAGATGAGTTTTGTCATCGGCACTTAGTGGCAAAATGGCTGAATGAAAAGCTTGGATTACAGGTTGAGGAGTTTGGTGTTTCCAAAAATCCTGTTTATACGGAGCAAAGTTTGTTTTAGGCATCCCTTCTTTCAATATACCAACAAGGGTTGACGGCTCGGAAAGACGAGCATTTTTGCGTGTAGAGAATATCGTTATTATAAGCGGAGATAGCTCAGTTAGCAGAGCGCAGTGATACCATCACTGAGGTCGTTGGTGCGATTCCAATTCTCCGCTCATTTTTTTGCGGATATAGCTCAGTCGGTAAGAGCGTCACATTCCCAATGTGAAGGTCGAAGGTTCGAGTCCATCTATCCGCTCTATTTTGTAGAATTAAAATAAAAGAGCATGAAAATAGCAGTAATAGGTACAGGAAACGTTGGAGTAGCCTTTGCAGCAGACCTCTCTATTAAGGGTCACGAAGTGACGCTTCTGAAAACATCATCGTACAGATCAGATGTCTATGATAGACTTATAAAGAACAATAACAGGGTTTTTCTAAAAGAGAAATCAACTTACACGAAAACAGCAATCAAAGAGATTTCTAAAGACCTAAGTAAGGTTGCTGATGCTGAAATTGTTATTTGCACTATTCAGAGTAACTTTTATGAAAGTCTGGTAAAACGTATTCATCAACACCTTCAAAAGAAACAAATTGTAGTCTGTGTTTGTAGCTACGCATCGTCATACTATTTTAAGAAGTACTGCCAAGAGTTACCCATGCTCGTTGAAGCCACTGGTCCATATTTGGAAGGACGAGTAGAATTGAATGACAAGCAAGATGAGGTTGTCTTCCGTGTAGGTTGTAGGCTTGAAAGATGTCCTTTTGCTGCATCTCCATCGCTAAATCAAAAGGAGAAGCTGCAAAAACTGCACAATCTTAGTAATAGCTTTAAGCATGAGTATTCTGTTCTTGAATCAGCTTTACTTAATCCGAATATGGTTCTTCATACCGTAGGCTCCATTATGAGCCTATCAAGAATCGAATATTCAAAGGGAAACTTCTGCATGTATCGTGAAGCATACACTAGAAATAATAAAGCGACCTTGGATATTATGCTTAAACTTGATGAAGAGAAAAAGAAAGTTCTTAATACACTTCATCAACGACCTATAGACATCTTCAAAGCAGGTGGTTTTATAGGAGAGAATGAGTTAGAAAGCTTTTATCGTTACTCAGAATCTAGTGATAGAGCCATCAGTCCTACGTCTATTCACTCACGTTACATAACAGAAGATGTTTCAGAGGGATTGGTGTTAATGGAAAGTATTGCCATTCATATAGGCTTAGAGTTACCTGTTACATCATCCCTCATTACGCTTGCAAGTGTAGCTTTAGGGATAGACTTCCGTAAGACAGGAAGAACTATTCAGAAATTAGGTATAGAAAATGAAATAGATATGCTTCATGAAAGAAGATAGCGATATAAGAACCAGAACTTTCGGAATTGAAATCGAAATGTGCAATCTTGAAAGGGCAAAGGTAACTTTACCCGAAGGCTATTCATGGAGTAAAGAAGAAAGCATTGATAATACCGATTGTTCAAGCAACAAGCAGTTTGGTGGAGAGGTGAATACCCCTCCACTACATCTTTGTTGTCTAAAGGAATTGCACGACCTCCGTTCTGTATATGAATCGATGGTTGCTGCAGGTGGCAGATTAAAATGGAGCATCTACACACATGTACACATTTATGTCGGTGATTTGCCTGTCGATCAGGTGAAGAAAGTATTTCTGTTCTTCTATGTATGTTACCCTTATATTAAGCAGTATGCTAAAATATCAGAATGGGATGAGCTTATATCCATAGCGATGCCAACTCCTACAGAAAAGTATTATGAAGGTGTCTTGCGAGCTCAGACTTTCGAAGATATTCAGAAGTTGTTTACGAACAACTCTAACAAGGGCTTCATTCGTCATGGAGTAAATATTTCTGCGTATTTCAAGACAAGAACAATAGAGTTTAGACTTTATCATGCAACTGAAGATTTCTACCAAGCTCTATCTTGTGTTCTTTCAACATATAGGCTATTTTATTACGCTATAAGCCACGAACTGGAGGACTTTAAATCAATTACATCATACCAAAAGTTCTGTGAGGTTACAAAGCTTAAATATAAAGTCCCAGACGAATTATGTCCGCTACTCTATCAAGGAAATCCATACGACAAGGTGGAGTCGTATATGACAAAGCCTTTACCATACAATTCTGAAATGGTTTCAGCTCTGTATGATGCTGTTAAAGCTAACGGGCACAAGGAAATCTGCATAGTAAATGGCTTTATGTACTACTATGAGTTGTTCTTCCTTGATAAGATGGAGGTGTCTATATACTGCCAAGATGCCTACTGCTACCTGCTCTATATGTTGGCAAATGGTAAGACGTCACTTACATATAAGGATAAGCTAGCATGGCTGGAGGACTATAACAACCAGACACCATCAAGACAGCTAGCTTTGGCTCTTTATGCAGTGAAACTGCAAAAGTATTTCATGAGTGAATCGGCAAGAAATAGTGCTGTCTTCGAAGCATTGAAAATTAAGGCAAGGGAGTCTATAGAGAAGACTGAGGAAGCCAATGAACGATTAATGCGACTGCTTACTACATGTGATTTTCATGTAGGGACACTTGAAGAAGCTATCAAGAATAAGAAGGTAATCTTCTTTAATTACGGAAGAACAGAGAAGAAGCAGAAGAGGGCTTTCAAACTCATTTCTGAGAATAGTGATTTAAATTCAGACTTTTCTGTTTCAAGGAACGACTACTATAATCTTGTGGAAAGTATTCCGAGTGATAGTTATTTCTATTATTTCAGCAATAGCCCTTATCTGAGAAATCTTCATAAGATAGCTATGTGGAATAATTCAAGTGGGGAAAGACGGTCAGCAGGAAGGTTCCTCTATTGCAACAAACCAACTGCACAAAATAATGCAAGCACATCGTATTCTTCATACAGAATCGAATGCAACGAGATTGTACCTCCAGATGACTTGGAGATTACAGACGAAAATAAGTTAAAGATAGAACGAGTAAACTCTTCGTTATTACTTTGTTTACAGAAGAAGTATATCAAGAAGGTGGACCAATGTAGCATCTGTACTTATGCTTTTGTGGTGAAATACGACAAATATACTCTAGGAGGATTTGGCTTTACATTACCTCAGCACAAGGGTTATGATTTATTTCAGTTGACTGACTTCTGTACAAATAATGCTATCCCTAGATTGAGTAAACTCATCCTGTACAGCATTCAGTCTGTTGGTGTTCAAAGATATTTGAGCAGAAGAATGCACAAGCTTTGCGAGAAAGTAATCTCATGCGCTTATACCCATAAGCCTGTGAGTATGAAATATCGAGGTGTGTACAAGAAGGTGAAGGAACACTGTACATCATCTTATCTTGCTTACGAAGGAACACTTGGGATATACCCTACGAATAAGGAAATCATTGACAAATATCAAAAATCGTTGAAGAATGGAAAATGAAGATAGATGGATATATGCAAAAGTTGATATAAACCTCATAGATGAGGTAGAAATCAATGCAAATGAAATGTCTGGAGAAGACTTCGCTCAACTGACAGACAATATTGCTAAATCGGGATTAAGTAGTGTCCCTACCTGCATCAAGAAGGAAAATGGCAGATACATCATGATCAGCGGCAATCATCGTTTGAGAGCCTGTAAGAAATTGCACTATAAAATGCTTGGCATCTTGTATGTAGAAGAGAGCAAGATAACAAATGATGAAGCTATTGCTATTGAATTGTCTCATAACTCCCTACATGGTGAAGCCAATGTTAGCATCTTGAAGAAGTTGTTTGCGTCAATTCAATCTATCGACTTCAAAAAGTTTGCCCATGTGAATATTGACGAGATTAAGCCAATAAGTGCAGAAGGAATAGATGTATATGCCATGCAGGAGAACTTTGTGTTCACCGTCATCCTCTACCCTAGCTCATTTTCTAGTCTGGACACATTGTATGAAGATATTCGTGAACAAGCTCGCAAAAGTGACGTTCTCGTTCTAGCTTCCGAAGAGGATAACGAGAAGACTCTGCTTAAAATCCAACAGGACATAGGTAAGGAGTTTGGCATAAAATCACCAAGCATCACATTTGCCAAATTGCTAGAGTTAGCAAGTGAACGTTTAACTGAAATAAAGGAAGGAGAAAAAGAAAATGATTTGGAGCATAACAAGTAAGAAGGAAATGGAAGAACTGAATACACCTTCAGTTTTCAGATATTACCAAGAAGCACTTGGTAGAGAAAATATCCAATTAGCAGTTGTTGACGAAACAGACAACCTCGACTTCATCAACAAAGAGGATGTCGTATTGCTAAGAACTGCAAGTGAGTTACTCATCAATACAATCCGAAAGAAAGGTGTAAGGACCACGGCAGAAGATTTTAGTAAGTACGAACTTGTAAAGGATAAAGCTAAACTTGCAAGATGGCTTAGGAATAATGGTATTAGAGTACCACATCAGTATCATCAGGTGTTTAACTTGCACGGGAAAACGTATTTCGTAAAGCCCAGATATGGAAGTGATAGTGTTGGTATCTCAGAACAAAACATCTGCCACACCGTTGACGAAGTCAGAGTTCAAGCAAAAAAACTTGATCCGCATGGTAAAGGAAACGCTGTTATAGAAGACTTTATAGATGGAAGAGAATTTACGGTTGTCTGTATAAAAGGCTTTTCTCTCAAAACATTTGTAATGGAGGTAATCTGTACAACAAAAGGCGGCATCCAAACATACGAAAGCAAGAAAAACTATACAGAGGTCGGCTGCAAGGTCTATGGAGATTTAGATGATATGGCTAAGAGAATAGCTTCCGATGTTTTCTCCTGTCTTGAAATACAACATCATGCACGTATTGATATGCGTTGCGATAATAAAGGTAACCTTTACGTGATAGACGTCAATCTCCTTCCTGGTCTCGGACCTATTGGAGATTTAGCACGTTGCTTATTACTGACGGAAAATATGTCTTACATAGATGCTTTGAAAGCAGTCATCGCATCTGCAAGTTAGAAAAATTGATTATGGCGAAGGTAAGAAGAACAGAATTGAAAAAGATTGCAGCTGCTTACGAAAAGAAGGGAGGTAACATGGCAGCTACGGCAGTAGCTTTGGGCATAACACGCCAAGCCTTATATAACTGGAGAAAAGAGGATGAGAAATTAGCCAAGATGTTGGATGATATAGATGAAGGCATTCTTGACTTTACGGAAAGCAAGTTGATAGAAAAGGTTAACGAAGGCAATCTAACAGCAATCATCTTTCTTCTGAAAACCAAGGGGAAGAAGCGTGGTTATGTCGAGCAAGTAGATAACAGATTAGTAGAAAACCCATTCGAGAAGTTAATGAAGGAGCTTCCCGATGATGAAGAATGACAAATGTCAAAACAGAAAGCAATAAGCAAAATGATTGCATGGCGCAATGATTGGTGTCTCTTCGCTAAGGAAGTCTTAAAGGCTCGCCTTGACGAAGAGCAAAAGGCTATATTGCGTTCTGTTCAAAAGAACAAAATGACAACGGTAGCCAGTGGAACTGCAAGGGGAAAAGACTATATCGCTGCCGTGGCTGCTATCTGTTTCCTATATCTCACACCACGTTTCGGTAAAGATGGTAGTTTGGTAAAGAATACCAAGATTGCCCTTACAGCACCAACTGGAAGGCAGGTAACCAATATCATGATACCTGAGATAGCACGTCTATATAAGAGGGCAGGATTCCTGCCTGGTCGTTTATTATCGGATGGTATCAGAACCGATTACGAGGAATGGTATCTGACAGGCTTCAAGTCGGCTGATGATAATACGGAAGCATGGTCTGGATTCCATGCAGTAAACACCATGTTCGTTGTTACCGAAGCATCGGGTATTTCTGATTCTGTATATAATGCAATCGAAGGTAACTTGCAGGGCAACTCTCGATTGCTATTAGTTTTCAACCCAAACGTCACAACTGGTTATGCAGCAAACTCCATGAAGTCTTCCCGATTCAAAAAGTTTAGACTATCATCCCTCGACGCAGAGAACGTAGTCAGCAAGAAAAACATTATTCCAGGACAAGTTGATTATGAATGGGTAGCTGATAAGGTCTCCGCTTGGGCGCAGAAGATTAGAAAGTCTGAGTTTGATGAAGGTCGTGGCGATTTTGTTTGGGAAGGTGGGTATTATACGCCCAATGACCTCTTCCGTGTTAAGGTCCTCGGTATGTTTCCGAAGGTGTCTGAAGATACCCTCATTCCATACGAATGGTGCGAGATTGCCCATAGAAGATGGAAGGAACTTAAAGATAGTGGCTTTATCACCCACAAGCCAATACGCTTAGGTGTCGATGTCGCAGGTATGGGTCGCGATAGGTCTTGCTATATCCCACGACAAGGAAACTATGTTCCAGAAATCAAGTGCCATAATTCGGGCGGTCATGCGGACCACATGGCGGTCGCAGGTCAAGTCGCTCACTACCTAAGTTTGAGTCCTAAGAATAAAGCTTTCATTGATACCATTGGAGAAGGTGCTGGAGTTTATTCAAGGCTCATAGAGCAAAAGTATTTAACTGCATTCTCTTGTAAGTTCTCGGAAGGCGTAAAGAATAAACATGATGTGACAGGCTGTTACTCTTTCGCAAACATGAGAGCTTATCTTTTTTGGTGTATACGTGATTGGCTCAATCCAAAGAATGGATTCTTTGCGGCACTCCCACCCGATGAAGAGTTAGATCAAGAGTTATGTGAAGTACATTGGTTATTCCAATCAGATGGTTCAATCATCATGGAACCAAAAGACGAAATCAAGAAGCGACTAAAACGTTCTCCAGATAAGATGGATGCTCTTGCTAACACCTTCTATCCATACGACTACGATAGAGATAATGATTTACAATTATTAAATAGTATAGTATAAATTTGCAAGATGCAGAAAAGTTTTGTAACTTTGCAGTCTGAAACGTTCTTTTAACGTTTCATTGCTCTTAGTGCACTCCGACCGTGAGGTTAGAGTGCTTTTTTTTATCGTATACCTTTTTGTATATAGTAATTCTAAAAAAGCTATATGCTTTATACAAGCCTCTAAGTATATTATTTTTCATCCATATACTTATACCATTTATTGGAATTAGTTTTATACAGAGGAAAAATAAGATTTCGCTAAGTTATTAAGTATCAATAAGTTAAACAAAGTTAGCAAAAAGTATTTTATGCCTTAACCGTTTGGTCAAAAGTAAAAAAATGACTACCTTTACACCATCAAAAATAAATAATAACAATTAAAAAGATAAGAGCAATGAAACAGATTTTAGTTAAAAGAATTTCAGAAGAAAAGAAAGCAGTTTCTGTAATAATAAACGGGATTACCAAAGGTTATAGAACAATGGCTTTCAACGATGTTCACAAGATGCTTGCTGTAATCAACATGTTCCAACATAAGTTTGGAATCAAGGATAAGGATATTGTTTACAACTTTTAATTAGGAGGGGAACATCATGATTACAATCATCAATAAGTACACAGGAGAAGAGATTTGCAAATATAGCAATGCACTTGTGAGCGAAGCAACAGAAGATAGCTTCATCGCCAACGTCAAAGGTTCTGGGGTTTTCCGAGGCAGATGGAATGCGGTTGTAGACTATTTCTTGCCAATCGGTCAAGGAAGATATGCAAGTACTCAGTGCTTATTAAAGGGACAGTTCGCAGTAAAAGAGTGTTTGAAAAAGAAATAATTAATGTTTAAATATAGGAGATAAGAGCAATGAACGTTTACACAGAATCAGATAGATATACGGTATTACTTCACGCATTCGACACTTTTGAAGGTGCTTGTGAGTATATAACTCAAATTATAAATGTAGGGGAGTGTAAGGTTCTCCCCCTCATAAAAGCATGGAATGACGGTGTGGTTACAGATAAATGGATGGCTAAGAAAACCGAAAAAGGAATAAAATTTGAATTGTTGGATAGCAATGTTTAATAGGAGGAAACGGATATGACAGTATATGAATTATCGGAACTTCAGAAAGAAGAACTCAAAATCGAAATGTTGAAAGATAAGTTTGGGTACAAACTTTCATTCAGAGAGTTATCATTTGCTAATGAGCTCATCAGCGACCGAGAGTTGTTCGAAAGATTCAAGGATCAGACCTTTACGGATAATGACTTCATTGTTTCACGATAAATGAAATCGTATGGAAAGCAACTGCACAACAATAGAAGAGCTTAAATCCGTAACCACGCAGGTTGGCGGTGACGAGTGGGAAGACTTCTTTTCACTCATCAAAAAAGGTTCATATAGCCTTTATGGTTTTCATCAGTTTCTTAATGAAAAACCAGACTTATGCTTATTAGGTAAAGGCATAGGAGATTACCAAACTGCAATTAAAGAAACGTTAGAGGAAATCGGGTTGAATGATGGTGATATAAATGGTCCAGGAGGAAATCACCTGAAACTGATTGTAGTTGATCAGATAGGATTCATAGTATATGAAACGGAAGTTATGAATTTTTAAAAATTAAGATAGAGCAATGAAAGAGAATGTTTTAATAGCAATGGATGCCGAAAAAGCCAAAAAGATAAAAGGCATACCTTCAAACTGGGAATGGGAAGATATTCATTTCTACCTCGTTACAGAATTGGGATTCAGTTTTGATGTTGTGTTCAACTATATTAAAAATATAGAGGAGGTGTGTTATGAAGGATAATGCAAGAACAATCAAGTGCGATTCCATCACATCATACGCAAAGGAATATGGAGTAGAAAACCTTAGTAACGAAGACCTTATCTCTATAATAATCGGTATAGATACGTTAAAACAAGACAACAAACCAATAAGAGAAATTTCTGATGGAAGTCGGTCGCTAAGAAATATTGCAAAGAAATCACTATATGAATTAATGGCTGTAAAAGGTATAGGAGAAAAGAAAGCCATTGCATTACTTGTATCGTTTGAAATTGGCAAAAGGCTAATGAGAGAGGAATCGGAAGAACAGCAATGTTTAGATAACGCTTTAGCTATAAAAGAATATATGTTACCTTTCGTAAGGGACTTAAATAACGAGGTTGCCTATGTGTTATGTATGGACAGAAAATTCAGATTGATAAAAAGAATAATGCTATCAAAAGGCGGACTCACAGAAACTGTTGTTGATGTAAGAGATATATGTAAACAAGCGCTTCTTTGTAATGCCACAGTAGTTGCAATAGTGCACAACCACCCGAGTGCTAGCTGTCTACCTTCTATGCAAGATAACGCAATAACAAAGCAAGTTAAGGATGGTTGCAAAACAATGAGATTATACCTTGTTGACCACGTCATTATAAGTAGTAAAGAAAGTACATATTACTCATACAGAGAATCAGGAAAATTATAGGTTATAAGCTGGTAAAATACTACAAACCTATAAATACATACTAAAGAAAACTAAATTGAACATAGAAGATATTTTGCACGTTTAAGTGCTTTTTTATTGCATCTTATCTTTTAAGGGAGGGCTGTGAGGTTCTCCCTTGTTTTATTGAATGAAAATAATTTTTCACTTTTTATCAAAAACTATTTGTTGATTAAATAATATTTTGTATATTTGCATCCATAAAGCGTGTGAAGATGCACGTGACAGAACTTTTCGTAACATTGCTCTTACTTCGAGTTCTACGTTTGGTCTGCCTGCATTTCGCTCGCAGACCTTTTTTTTGTTAAATATAACTCAACAAGCAATGAACAAGTATTACAGAAAAGTTATTGATGCACTGAAAACCAATCGAGACATCAAGGCATTGGGGTTCAGTCGTAAGGAGTTAAAGGGTGTTGCTGCTAATATTGCCAACAAACTGCAACTCAAAGATGATGCTACTGACGATGAGGTTAGTGAAGGAATTAGTGACGCAATTGATGACGTCTTGCCGTTACTCCAGTTAACTCAGTCCGCAGTAGACCGCCAAGTCTCAGAGTATAAGAGTACTCATTCCGCACCCGATGATGATGATGTTCTAGATGATGAACCAGATGATGATAACGTGCCAGCACGTAGAAGTCCGTCACCGAAGGGCAAGAAGGGTAAGAAGGATAGCGATGATGATCAGGATTCCGCTACCCTCAACGCAATCAAGGAACTTACGAAGGCTGTTGCTACACTCCAAGGCGATGTAACTGCATTGAAGTCGGGCAACACCACAAACAGCCGCACCGCAAAGGTGAGGGAGCTGTTGAAGGACACAGGTAAGTTCGGAGAGCGTGAGCTTAAATCTTTCTCTCGCATGAAGTTTGAGAACGAAGACGAGTTTGAAGACTACCTCGAGGATTTGAAGGAGAATATTGAGGAAGAGAACAAGGAGAGACTCGAAAAGGGTCTTGATGCGCTTGGGCGAATCCCTGCTCCCGATACCAAACCTCAGCCAAAGGAGGAAGATAAGTTAATGTCTGATGATGAAGTCAAGAAGCTGGCTAAGATGTAATCATCTATTGTTTCACAAATAAATTGTTAGATTATGGTAGCAGAAGACTACAAGCCAAAAACCAAAGGTTACGACATGGGTAAGGACGCTGTGGTTATCCGTCAGTACCTCGGTGGTATTACGGGCGGTAGAGCACTCGACTATGCTAACTTCAAGGATGAAGTTATTCAGGCAGGTCACATTATTGTCAGCAAAAAGGTGGACGGTGTCTATGAGTATTCTCCACTTGAAACCGAAGATGGCAAGTACAAAGACAAGGCTAGTGATGCAGAATTTGCTGGTGTTGTCGTTCGCTCACGCATGAAGGGTGAAGCGGTAGCCATCATGGATAATGGTCGCGTGAATGATGTCGCAATGCCTTATCAGTTCAAAGACGACACACAGAGAGCCGCCATCAAGACCGCTCTCCCAAGTCTTATTTTTGAGCACGACTAAGTTATGCTCTAGTTTTTAATTTAAAAGATTGTTTATATGAACGAATCATTTTTTATTCAGTTTATTCGTGCTATCTTCCCAAAACTTAGCTTGTATGTTAAGGAAAAGGAGAATCCAAAGGAGCGCACCTACCTCTACAAGGAGATGCTTACCGATGTGTATTCTCCCGACCAGAAGTGGGAAGGTTCATCAGCTAAGACCACATATGTAGCTGCCGACATCGTTGAGATGGATTCGGAAATTCCATTGAAGAAGCGTGGTCAAATCGCAACATCTAATGGTAAGCTGCCAAAAATTGCGATGAAAAAGCCTCTCCTTGAGTCGGATATTAACAACATCAACATCATGAAGGCTCAGTACGAGAATCTCGTAGCAAGAGCCAACTCATTCCAGGCGCAGGGTTTGGTTGAACAGGCAACATCAACACGACAGGCAGCAGAAACTGCAAAGGCTCGTATCATCAATAAGCTTATGAATGATGGTGTCGCTTGCTCGGTTGGTCTGGATGAGCGTAACGAAATGAACTTCTTGGCAGGTCTCTCTAATGGTATCATTGCTGTTGAGGATGTTGACAATTCGGGTAAGGCTATTCGTGTTGACTATGGCTACATGAAGGCAAACTGCTTCAAAACCGAGACAAATGGTGTTACCACTCGAGAAGATTTTGAAAAAATCTTCGATAAGGCTAATGCTGATGGCAATACCATCATTCAGGTTATGCTCGCTAAGACGCAGCTTAAGAAAATCCGCAAGGAGCAGTGGGCGAAAGAGCTTGTTGCAGACTACGAGGGTAAGACTTATACCGAAGATACCAAGCTCAAGAAGCCATCAGAATCAGCTTTCTCAGAAGCATTCGAGGATGAGTTTGGTGCATCTATCAAGGTTATCAACAGGACGGTGATTATTGAGAAGAACGGAAAGCAGCATTCTCTTAAGCCGTGGAATGAGGATAACATCATCTTCATCTGTAACACCAACGTAGGTTCTTTCGTTTGGGGTACTCTTGCCGAGGATACCAACCGAGTAGCAGGTGTCCAGTATTCTAATGTTGATAGCTACAAGCTCATCTCAAAGTACTCCAAGAATGAGCCATCTTTGCAGGAGGTTACTGCAGGACAGGCTATCTGCTTGCCTGTAATCGAGGATGTAGACCAGATTTACATGCTTTCTACCAAGCCAGAAGAAGTAGATACGGAAGCCGAGTCTACCGATACTGACGACCAGTATACTACTTACAAGGGTAAGAAGTATAAGAAGGCAGACCTCATCACTGCTTTGAAGGCAGCTGGAGCCAACGTAAAGGCTAACTCAACAGATGAGACTTTGATTAAGGCTCTCAACTCACTCAGTGAGGAGGAGGAAGCAGGTGTTCTCGCTAAACTTACTCCAGCAACTTAAAATTTGAATTGATATGAAGACAATAAAGCAGGCATTGATTGATGAAATCCACTACCCTATCCCTTTAGGATTCGTAGAGAATAAGATGATAGAACGTCAGCTTGATGGTGATGATGAATATACATTCGAGGTCGCTCAGTCCAAGGAATGGAAAGGTGCGCTTGCTGACTGTCTGTACTCTCTCATACAAGCTGTAAACTTATCCGAGTCAGACAAGAGCATTGGAACACTATCTGACAAGGATAAGGAAAAGCTGCTAGTTCGAATAAATGCTTTATACAAGACCATCGGTGAAACACATGCACTGGGGCAACCGATGGTCTATATAGGAGGTTAAGATATGGCTGTATTGGATTTCGCTGCTCATACCCTAGATTACCTACATATTACCGATGGGTATGAAGACGATAACGGAGACTATGTTCAAGGCTCAGAAGAATGGGTGGAGAACTATTGTAAGTGTGATATTGTCCCTGCTGGCAAAGCAAACGTTATCACTATCCCCGATGGTTCGGTCAAGAACTATTCCTACACCATCTACAACCTTCCTAGAGCATGCCGCGATTTCGAGTACGGAGACAAAATCCGTGTGAAGCTTTACGGAAACGAAGTGAAGGAATTTACCGTGCTCGGCTTTCATCGATACCAACTGCAATGTAAAATATGGGTATAAAACTCTCAACCTCTCAGTCTGCGCTCGATAACTTTTTTCAGTCCGCTATGGCGATAATAAA